CAGCTTCTGATGCGTAACCGATGATGCCTGCTGATGTAGCAGCTTGTGCAGTAGTTGCAACAGTACCTGCAGTAATCAACGCAGCATTAACTGTTGTGTCAAGTGTTTTCAAATATGCATTTTGAAGTTGCTGTGTAAGCTCGGAATAGAAATTCGGATCCGATCTTTCCAAGAGCTCGATTGAGATCGTGTTCATACCTGAATACTTATTGACTGTACCTGATAGGTATTCTGTAACCATACCTGTGTTTTGTACTGCGCCTGCTTCTGCCTCGACTGTTACAACTGGTGCAACGCCTGACTGTCCACCTGCTGATGTAACAAGTGATGGCACGTTGATTGTCATGCCGCTTGCTGGCAATACGCCGCGTGAACATGCATCGATCGATGGTGTTCCAAAACGTGTATTTGTTGGGAATTCTGATAGGTACTGTGTTGGGCTAAATGCAGGGTTAGTGCTAAAAGAATCATCTGCAGCTGTTACATAAAGCATTGAGTCTTGATTGCCTAGGGCAGCCTTGATCTTATGCTCTGTGTACTTAGCCATTGATGTAATCGGTGTGCGTACTGTTTGGCTGTCTAATACGGATGGGCGAATAATTTGGCGTGCTGCTTGAACTGGTGCAGCCTCGACTGGTTTTTCTGCCGGTACATCCGGTGTATCAATAGGGGCTGTAGTCACAGCTGCCTCGCTTTCGGTTTCGGTTTCGGTTTCAATCATCTCTGTATGGATGATTGTCTTTTTCATACTTGTTGCTGCTTCTAGTGCAGCTTTAGCGGCTGCAATATCAGTTACGGCTGCAGAATCAAAGGCAGCCGACTCCACGAGGCTTACCTCTTTCAGGACAGCAGCGGTAACTAACAGGTATCCCTTCATCTGCTTTGATGCGGATACATCCACACCAACGGATAAGCCAGATACTAGGTTTTCCTGAGCTAGTACAAGTGCATCCTGTCCCCGGCTGCTACTTGAAATTTTAAACGATGCATACATGCCACTTTCGTCATCGCTGGAATATGTAGCGCGACCTACTGGCTTTGTGCTGTCATGCTGCATTAGTAATTTAATTTTTGTAACATCTGGAATTGAAATAGAACCGCGTTCAAATACAACTGGGCCAGCAGATGTATAGCCAACCTCGCCGTATGGCGCGATCTTGCCTGAGATCATGCGGCGTTCTGTATCGGCCGCCTCGATCGCGTTATTAAACGTTAAGTGCAACATTTGTAGTATCTCCTGATCCATTAGGTGTTAGCTGTTCCATAGATTGCGCTTGCTCAATATCAATTAAACCTAGGCTTAACATTTTCTCTATTGCATCTAGTCGCGCCATAGTGTCTGCGCGTAAGAAAGTTTCATCGATTGCAAAGCGCACACGATTACCATGCGCTGTTATGTCATCCATGGATAGACGATTTTCTACTGCACTTAGAAATGGCTGCAGCGAATAACTTACAAATTCTTTTCGGCCATCTAAGATATTTTGATAGGTCATGCTGTTATTCATATCTGCACTTATGTAATATGCCGGCACGTTCATTAAGCGCGCAATTTCAGTAGCAAGGTATTGGCTGCTTTCGTTATATGTCATATCTTTAGGACTAAAGCCAATATTTTGCGCTTCTAAAGTGCTAGTTAAATATGCGGTGCTGCGATTTTGTCGCGCTGCTTTCCAAGATGCTAGTAAGCCTTGGATCTGTGCCTCTGGTAGATCAGCACCAGTATTTTTTAAAATTGTAGTTGCCATTGGCGTAGCTGCTGCAACTGCTGCAGCCTTTTGAATATCTAACGCAGCTTGAATAGTGCGGCCGCCAGTTTGCAATACGCCAGGCAGTAATGATTGAAATGTAACTAGCGAACCAATACCACCCATAGGTACGCGAACGCCATTTACTGAGTAATACTCAACCTCATCACCATACTGGTTTGTAGTTACAGTAACGCGAGTATTAGGAATAAATTCAAAACCTGATGGGCGGCCATCGTCTGCATAAAGTGATGTAACGCGCCAATAACCAACGCCGTAAAATAGTAAAGCATCTACTGTGTAAGCCAAGGTAACGCTAAGCGGCTGGCGTATATCTGGTTGCTCTAGCCATACCGGGGATTCTAATTTTTTACCTGTAGATTTTTTGTATAGGCCTAACTCAATGCTTGATATAACGCCTGCAATTAAATTGCGGCAACGGCTAACGCTAGGTACTTGTAACGCCATATTGCGATCGATCGCAACGCCATAACCATAATTAGATAGGCCGCTGTTATAGCTGTACATGCCTGCGCCGTATGTGCTATCCATAATGGCAGGGGCATATTGGGCAGTAACTTCTGCCTTAGCTTTTAACCCTAAAGTTTCCAGTAATCCCATAAGTGGGATTTTCTCAAATTGTCAAGCACATTACCGATTCTGCTCGGCGTGTCGCTAGGCGTATATCTTGGCTTCCTGTAGCGGCTTAGATAAGTGCATGACCAGCATGGCTGCGCTGATCGGCGCGGCTACGCTGCCGCTGCTGCGTTTGCGGATGATACGCCAGGCTTGATCGTTGCTTTTCGCAGCTACGTTATCCATAGACTCATTTAAAAATTCTTGATTGCCGTGTACTACGCGCTTGTTATCTATGTAATCTTTAAAAGTCTGGCAGGCAACGTAGAACTGCGATCCTGAGCAGTCCTCTATTTTTACGCCAGAATTATGCAGGCGATCGGCAATAGCCTGCCCGGTATATTTGTCGAACAGCACTTGCTTAGGCATCCACTCATCGCAGTAAGCCTTTATATCTACGGCAATCTTTAGCTCATCAATAGCGCGATCTGACTCCCAAGTCTTAACCAGGCTTATACCTATGCGGCCATCGGGCAATATTGCGCCAGCCATTAGAGCTGCGTGGCGTTTAGAGTGTGGCTCAATGTCAAAGGCAAACATTGAATACATGCCAGGCGACAGAATAAGATCAGGATCGGCGCACTCATCCCAGCTGCCAGGAGTCCAGGGCGATAGATCCGTGCCCACCCACTTGCATAAGTTCTCAGTCATTACCGCGCTGTAATCGGATGTAGCGACTATCTCCTCGATCGCGGCCTCGGTAATTAGGTAACCTAAAGACGGGTTAGCCATCGCCCAGGCAGATCGATCCCAGATGTCGCAGCCATCGTGCGCGCTGTACTCGTAATAGCCGACCGACTTAGGTGGCTTGTTTAGCGATCTTTCGCGCATGTCATTTAGGACGTGGCTATCTTTAAAGCCAGCATTAGATGTATAAAACCGCTGCGAATTAGGTCGCGTTAGGGTCGTACTCTTTACGGCATCCATCGCCTCTGTACCGACATGGCGCAGCTCATCGATCCAAACCACATCGGCCGTTAAACCACGGCTAGAGTCTGCAGTCGCAGCTACTACGCGAACTTCTGCACCCGATTCTAGGATGATTCGGTTATTGCCGTTAGTGCGCTTGTAAGCCTTCTCGATATTGCCGCCCTTTACCTGGCTGCGTAGGAACTCGTTGCGATCAATAATGCCTGCCATGATCTCTAGGGACTTAGAGGCCATAAGCATCTGCGAACTCATAATGAGTATATTCATCTCGCCAAAATAGAACAGCCCAGCTAGTACGCGCATACGCAGAACGTGGCTTTTACCGGACTGCCGGCTGCAAACTAACAAGCTAGATTTTTTTATAAATTGATCGTTCTCATCTACGGCGCACATATCTCGCAAGATTACGATCTGCCACTCTAAAAGGGGCTGGCCGATTAACTCAGCTAGTTCAATAATGGCATCTACCTTAGATTCGCCTTCGAGCCATGGCGTATGTAATCGAGGCCTGACAGCCCCCGTAAGGGGTGGTGGGTTTTCTACCAGTTCTAGTTTCATTTCCTAGAGATTACCAGTCATAGGGCCTTTGTGGACTGTTTCTACCATGCTCGGGGATAAACAGGACGAAAAGGCAGGGGGGGTAGCCGTCTGTGCTAAAAAAACAGCCTGGTTACGAGATCCACGCTTGCTATTGCATCTACTACAGCAGGCAACCATGTTATTAGGATCGTATGCCTCAGCCTCAGTTGATCGAGATACTGGGATGATGTGGTCAACTGTATGAGCTGGTTGGTTGCAGTAATAACAGGTGTACTGATCCCTTGCCAGGACTGTAAGCCTTATCGCTTTGTACTTACGCTGACTGCGTGGATCACCGCGCTTAGCCATTAATAATGTCCATGCTTCTTATGATAGGTCAATGCTTTACATGGTGTGCCGTACCTATGAGCTATGTACTTCAGTCCTGCATCTATTTGCTTATAAGGATCATTAGTCTTTAGCTTTAACAGCTGTGGTATTCCATACGCAGATGATCGCTTGTTATCAGCCCGGTAATTCCACTTAGATTCTAAGTACCAAAGCTTCTCTAAACATAGGTATTCATTATGGTTAGTGAGTTTTATATGACTATATAGTTTATATTTTTCAATCTCTTTATTAGAGTTAGTACTAGCATAAGCATTAGTAAAAGCGTTAAGTACTAAGATTAAGTATACACATACATACCTAAACCATTTCAATATAATCGGCGTGTCGCTACTCATTACACTCATGCTTTTCATCTGGGTTAAAGCTGCAGAAGTAGCATCCTGCGTTTTGTCCACAGGTTATGCACAGATACTTAAACTGTATTGAGTCACAGCATGAGTTATACACAGCGTTATCCGCAACTGTGTAAAACTCCTGGCCTAGTCGCTTAGGCATTTAGTTCCGCCTTAATCGCTTCAATCGTGGCACATGGGTAAAGGACATCTATTGCTTGACCAGATAAATGGCCTACTGTATAGCACTCTAAGCAGATATCTTTAGGCCCATATCCATTTACAGGTTTGTGTAATTCCAATACAGCACGGATAACTAAATATGGGTGTTCTAAAGTTCTACTGTTCATGTAAGTTGGACTTTTTGTAGCTTGCATAAGTTCATCGTGTGTCATTTGTCTTTACCCCATCCAGTTCCCTTAAATATGATTGATGGCGCGCTAAACACGCGCATCATTGGGTAGCTGCAGCACAATGGACTGCTATCGCCGTGTGTCTTTACCGGGTGATTCATCTCTAGCTCTGCGCCGCATTGATCGCAGCGGTATAGGTAACTAGGCATCTCTTACCGGACCTTTTAATACATGATCGGGTTGTATGGCTAATGAACCACGGCATTTAGGACAGACAATAACAATTATGGGTAAATCACCAGTAATTAAATAAATAATTTGTGGTAATTCACGTCTGTAGCAATCGCAAGATAAACGAACGTCATTAATTGGCATCTTGCACCGAATTCGGCATAACTGTGTAGAAGGCTTCGCAGGTTTCGCACTTAATGATGATGATAGGGATAATGCCATTTACCAGGTGAACTACCATTTCAGGCTGTTCAGGGTCGCAGTTGCATCGGATCTCTAAGTTATTAGCCATCAAATATCACCTACGCATATATCGCACAATGCCCAATCACCATAAGGCATTAACGTAGTCGCATCAACCTTATCCTCGCATCTAGTACACATGGCTAGTTCAATTTCATCAGTCATGCAGTATCTCCTCAGCTGTAGGTACTTGGCTATCTAGCAGCATCTCTATGCCCATAACGCCACAGCCTAAGCATTGAACGCAAACTACGTTAGGCGGCAGGTTAATAAATTCATCTACGATCTTGTGCGTTTGCATGCCAGGGCCAATCTTGGCGCAAACCCTGCAGTTAAGCCTCAGTAATGCCATATACGGACTTCCTTAATGCATCCATCTCAAATAACTCACGTTGAGATACCCAGAAATTGCCATCAGCTGCGTTGTAATACTTGGCCTTCTTAGCCCATAGCACGGGCATCCAGCCGATAATCTGATATACCGGACTCTTATTACAGACAAGGATTGCTACATCGCTAAGGCGTGGGTAATCCTTATGGATTATTAAATGGCCGTTAATATATTTAGTCCACTTAACCTCAAACCCCAGATTGCCTAGCTGTATGTCTGGTGCATCGTGGAAAGTGTTTACAGTAGGTATAAAGTTACGGATACCCATG